TAGAAGTGGCTAATACCATGGCAGGTATTAAACCAGAAATTCCAAAATCCTCAAGCAACGCAGAATATGATTTGGAAGGTCTAATGACAGACTTTCCCACAGCCAAAGAACTAGAGCGTTTTGTCTTTGATGAAACAGGTGTAGTTCTAAACTTAAAAGGTCGTGCTAACAAACTAAAATATCAAACAGCCATGGATGTATTAAATGGTGAAGAAATTGATCCAAAGTTTATTGGCAATGACAATCCCTACATTGATAAAACAGACATGGTGCCAGTTGAAGCAATGCCACCAATTCCTGATCGTGATCCCACACTGCCACCTGAAAGCGAGTTACAAAACTATTTCTTTAGTCCATTTGTTCCGCATCCAGATCCAGACTTTAGAGCAGTGGGTAAGAAATGTCACTGCACATTTCGCAAATACAACGATGGCACAATCAGTTATGAAATCAATGGTCCATGGGAACAAAAAGAACATGGCACTAAGATTGACAAGTACGGCAGAGAACGTCCAGAGATTATTAAATGGATTGGTGCTTGCACAGGTGAACAAACAGTTCAGCGTGAAGATGGCACATTAACTCCAGTGGGTCGTAGACTACGCACTATGATGCAGGCTCAGCGTATCAATGCTGGCAACATTTGGGATACATTTGTTGACAGAGACTTTGGACAGTTTAACAGCGAAGCCATTGTTGATCCATGGGGCACGGACACAAGAAGCAATTGATATGACTGACAACACAATTCGTGATGGACAGATACATCAAGCACAGCAAGAACGTATGGTTCGTGATACATTAATACTTCAAAAGATCAATGCTACACACAGAATGGCATTCATTGAAAAGTTTCCAGGACAAATAGAACACATACTACGCTTGTTAACAGAACGCTTGCAAGCAGGACTAGACAAGCGTGATGGTATAGATATTGCTAATCCAGATACTTGGAATCTATGTCCCAGTGAATTGGCTGCAATATCTAAAGCAATACTAGATATCTACACAGTTAGGGAATCATTGAAAAATGTTGAACCTAACTCATAATGAAGATTCAGCCATAGATATAGGTGGAATTTGGACTGGACCTGACGAGTTTGAACTTCACTTTAGATTCAATCGTGATGACGAAGAAGACATAGAAATATTTCTAATGTTAAGTCATGATGAATTACAAACACTGGTTCGTTATTTGGACAGCAAACTAGTAGCAAACAAACTAAGGACAATGTAATGCTGGGCAATGAAGTATTATTGGCTAGAGCATTGCGTTGGGCTGTGGACAAATATGAACTACCTTTAGATGCACTGGCAAATTTAAATGGTGATTTAAAAAGCCATTTAATGGATCTCAGCGTTACAGTTGCAGATGACATGAAGTATAATCAATTAAAATACTTTAGACCATTTGAACATCAAAAGAAATTCTTTTTAACTGGTGCCAGTGAGCGTCGTGGTATACTTGCGGCAAATAGGATTGGTAAAACAGTTAGCACCTGTTACGAAACAGCCATGCATTTAACTGGCTTATATCCGGATTGGTGGGATGGACATAGGTTTACCAATCCTATAACTGCCATGGTAGCCGGTGAAGGTTGGAGTCAGGTAGCGTTAGTTTTACAAAATGAATTATTAGGAACACAAGATGTCAAAATTACAGAGAATCTGGGAACTGGTGCCATTCCTCGTGGTAGTATTATCACTGATACTATGCGAAATGATGGAGCCAACTGTATCGGTTGTGAGATCCGTCATATTTCTGGTGGTAATAGTTATCTGCTATTTGCTAACTACACACAGGAAGTTAGACAACTCCAAGGATTTAAACTTAATCTTGCAGTATTTGACGAGCAACCACCAGATGATTTCTTCAGTGAAATTGTTACTAGAACAGCAACAACGCAGGGAAAAGTTCTCTGCTCATTTACGCCGCTTAAAGGACTCAACGGATTAGTCAGCAAGTTTTGGAATAAGGAACAGGGCTATGAATACATTCGTGTAAGTTGGGATGACTGTCCTGAATATGATCCATGGGGGCAACCATTTCTTCTCTATGAAACAAGACGACAATTAGAACGAGATTATCTACCGCACGAGCGCGAAGCCCGTATTGCTGGTAAACCTGTTATGGGTAAAGGCGCAGTATTTTCTATTGCAAATTGGCCCACATATAAAACAGGCGAAATTGACTTTCTACGTATGCCACGCATACAACGTGTTATTGCACTAGACTTGGGACTGGTCAATGACAAAACAGTTATTAGTTTAATGTATTGGGAACCACATGAGAGAATCGCTTATCTACATAGACAGATTGTTGTGCAGGGCATTGAAGAGGCTGTCCCCACTCAATATATCAATCATTTACTTCGTCCTGAAGTTTTTGGCTGTCCTATTGTTTTACCTGCTGACGCTAGCACTGCTGGCAGATACACCATGAGTGCCAACAGCATTCGTGAATTGTTTGAACAATACGAACTCAATGTCTATGACAAAGCAATTATGAATCCACCTGACAGTCAAGGCAGAACAACCAATCACAAAAGTTATGGTGTAAACCAAATGCGACAAATGTTGGAAGTAGGCAGTCTAATGATCAATGAAAACTGCACAAATTTCTTGAGTGAAGCAGGTAACTATTATGTAGACGAAAAAGGAAGATTCAGTGATCCAGATGATTGTATTGACAGTGCTCGCTACGCATTGATTGCTTGTCTACAAGGAATAGCAGAACCCTGGGACAATCGTAGTCCACAGCAAAGAATGGCAGCACAGCGAGACAGATATGTTCGCCGTGATGATAGTAATAAACCCGCTTGGAAGAAATCGTATAGCGCAGATTAAGGAATAGCAATGAAGATTTTTATTAGCATAGCAAGTTATAGAGACCCGTTACTAGCAAACACAGTTAAAGATGCATATGATAATGCATATCACAAAGACAGTCTAGTGTTTGGTATAGTAGATCAAAGTTATGGCATGGAAACATTTGATCCAGCATACTTTGCATTTAAAAAACAAATAAAGTATGTTAGAATTGAACCACATCTAACTCGTGGTGCATGTTGGGCACGACATCTAGTTCAAACATTGTATGACGAAGAAGATTATTATTTTCAAATTGACAGTCACACAATCTTTGACAAAGACTGGGATAAGACATTATTGGATCAGTATAGACATTTAGAACAATATCATGCCAATCCCATTATCAGCAGTTATCCCTATCCATTTGAAATCGTTGATGGTGATTTAACTAACTTAAAGAAAAGTCCAAGAAGCAAAGATTGTATGCTACTTGTGGTCAACAAAGAACATACATTTAAAAATAAAAATGAACAGCATGTCAGTGCCAAAGGCACTTATCTTAAAAAACATGAACCCTGTCATGCATTTTTAGTAGCAGGTGGTTGTTTGTTTGGTCCAGGACATTTGGTAGAACGTGTGCCCTATGATCCACATTTATACTTTAGTGGAGAAGAATGTACTTATGCACTACGACTATGGACACATGGCTATAATTTGTTTCACACCTGCGACATGCCCTTGTATCATCAATATGTGGGCAAGTATAGAACCAAACATTGGGCAGACAAAATGATTGAACCACACATGCAAAAGAAATGGCATGAATACAGCAATGATGGCAAAGCCCGTGCCAATCGCATAACAACTGGTAAAGAATTGGGCATATATGGCCTAGGCACAGTAAGAACACTGCAACAGTATATAGACTTCTCTGGTGTGGATTATATCAACCAAGTATACACTGATAAAAATGTTCCACAATTAAATTACAAGGATCCAATATGAAATATACCCGAGGACCAATTACCACAAGTATAATGTGGAACAAACCCACTGTGTCAGCAATTAGGGCTTGGCACAATGATATGAAGTTTGCCATTGAACGCAGTGGTTATACAGCATATTTGACAGGACGTAGTTTAACGCATATTGCAGTTACCAATGATGTTGACATTGTTTATACTGGTGAATTAAAACCAGATACATTGGAACAATTATTGATTACAAGTTTAGTCACAGG